ATGGAAACTTATGATATATATTTTAAAGAAGGTAATGATTTTGCTAATAAAGGATTTTCATTGAAAGATAAGGCTAAGGCCATTAGAATGGCGGAAGATATGTTGGCTGAACGCAAAGGATATGTGAAGGATTTTGTTGGAGGAACTATTTCCGTAATGTGTAAAGAAACGAAAGAGGAAGTTTGGTCCAAGCCGATAGAGGAGGTTTAATGCAATTTTTACATCTTTTTTTGCCTTGCCAATCATAGAGTTGTGAAATACAGTGCTGTAATTGAAATGGTACGTAGCCGTTAATAGCAGCAACCCTTGGTTGTATTTGTGGTGGATTTGTTATTGGCGGACATGAATATTTCTTTCTCTTCTAGGATATTCGGTATATTTCTCCTTTCATGCTTTTGCCGGACTGATATAGATAATGCCGGGTAGCACTTGATAGGACGATGATTGTTCTTTTACTAAGATGCTTCAGTATGACTTTTTTCCGATACTATCCATTCTTGACATATAGTTGTTATTCATAGCTAAATACACCGTATTCCCAATGAAGCTTTCTGTGGGGATCCCTTTGGTGTTCGTGTAACTATTGTGACTGTTATTATGCCGATGGGGTATAGTATTGATACAACAATGATTTTTCATAATAACTTTTAACTTATGATTTAGATAGCTCCGACTTGTCACAAATCGGGGTTATCCGCTTGTTATGCTATTAAACTTGGTCAGCTATTGGGCTATTAAACTTGGTCAGCTATTGGTTAACAATTTCACGCAACAGTAACTCTTTGGAGTAAAAGTGGCAAATAAATTTTCCCAATTATATACTTTAATGCACCAATCACACAAAAATAAAAGCCGCACCCAAATTCAAACTTAGGTGCGGCTATTCTTAAATCACAATCATATACATTTTCTAATTATGGCAAATAAAGTATTTGCCTAACATACATGTCATCCATATACCCTGCGCTATTTTTAGTTACTCGTATATAAGTACTTGACATATAAACAGTAAAAAAGTAATATGGATCTCCTGCATTCATTTGGTACTTATGTGTAACATATTTTTCTGCATAAACAGTTCGTGTACTATTTATACCAGTATTAGAATGGGCTTCCAATGAAATTAAAGCCGATTTAAACGGGTCATTGTTATGAAATATATCAGCAAAGCTTCCATCTTTATTTGCTATGTATGATTTACCTCTCCACACTTCAAATCCTGCTGAATTTATAGCTTCCTGTACTTCTGATTTCGTAGGTATCTCATTTGACGATAAACTAGACCAAGCCATACTGCACCTCCTTTCTCAAAAACAATTCAACACTTTTACGAGGTGGTACACCAATGGTGGATTTCGTCACTTGATTACCTAAATGGGGGGGGATATTAGGAATCTTTCTTTATACATAAATCTGTATTTCATTTATGATTTATATATGTATAAAACAAGACCGTATCTCAATGCTTATACTTTGATACGGTCTTACTAAAATTCTCTATATTCAAATCATTTCTTCAACACTTTCGCTATTTTTCCCAATAGTCCAGCTTTTTTATAATCCCACTCTTCTGCTTTCTTTTCAAAATACGGTATCATCTTATTATGCTCATCCAAACATTTCAATCTCATCAATTTAGTATCAAATTCAGTCCGACACCTACGATAGTCTTCTTCATCCATTGACTTCAACAATGGGCCTAATATAGGTATAGGAGGAGCAGGTGCAAAATATTCTGCTACATCTTCTACCAAATGGGAAAGTCTGTCTATCAGTTTTTTTACTTGTACATCGGTTGTTTTATTTTCATCTTTATTTGCCTTCTCTATCTTTTCCACCTTTTTCACAACTTCTACTTTCTTCTTGGAAAAGGCTTCAAACGGGAACATATAAACTACTGAACATTGTTCAATAGCAGAATTAGACTTCAAATAGGCAGAAACATAAGGTTCATTACCCAAAATGTCCTTATTATCTCTTTTATTTTCATTTCTTGCCTTAGCATTCCAACGGAAATCACTATCAACCATTGAATTAGCCCAAGTACACCAAGCAATAGTACTCCCCACCATCCAAACTTTAAAATACTTATCGCCTTCTTCTCCTGCATATTCAAATGCTTTCTGTGGACTCAAAATGATAATATCACTTTGATTAATATCCGTAAAATTAACTTGCTTTCCTTTACGCAAAGCATTCACGATTTTATCAAACAATACTTCATTGTTTGTTTTCAAATATTCTATAACTGAATTTTCATTATTGCTCATATCTTCTCATTTTAATGTTTTTACCCAATTATCAAATTTCCAATAAACCATACTGCAAAAGCTGTCATATTGGCTACACCAAGTTTCTTTATAAAGATACCAAATGCAGAATTTACCCAAAAATCTCTTGGAGCAATCGTTACTTCCACACTCAAAGCATATCCTATAAAGAATGCTATAATACCAAATACTCCAGCAAGTCCCGAAGCTGCACTTTCAGCCCAAAACATAATATCTATTGCAACTAATGCAATGATATTCAATACTAACAATACGAATGTTATACAACCCATAATTATTTACCTCTAAGTTTCTTTATATTTTCTCTCCTATTTTTTATCTTCTGCCGATCTGATGCAATCTGTTTCTTTAATCGTTCTTTATTATATCCGTTTTTAATATCCTGCTGCGCCTTTTTGATATTTCTTTGACACTGCTCTATTTCTCTTTTTAGTGATTCAATTTGGCTTTTATTGCCAAAAATACTTCCTAAAAGCCCCATAATTCTACTATTTTAATGATTCAACAATTTCATCCACATATACATTTGCAACATTTTCGGCTGTTGCTTTAATGTCTTCTAATATTGGAAACTTTTTGACTATTGCCCCTCGTGCAGTTCCCGACAAATGTGGCAACACTATTGATTTGGCATTTACCACACATTTATCTAAAACCTCTTTCGCTTTCTTGCCTAAACAAACACAAAGATTTGGTCTTACCAAGTCTAATTCTTTTTGCAATATATCAGTATATGTCTTTAATCTACTTTCAGCATAAGTCTTAGACATTTCTCTATCATGTACAAAATACTTATTCGCATCAGTCAAGTATATTGCAAACCCTTTCTTAATCAGACCATTAATCAATAAGTCAGTCATTTTGCCACCACTTCCACTTTTTCTATGGGTTGCATCATGCAGTCCAAATGGACTTGACACTATCGCATCATGGCATTCTTCATACCATTTTGCATTACGTAACGGGTCTTGCGCAATAAGCATAATTCGGATATTATCGACTTGAACATTAAACCAAGTCGGCAAATCCAAACCTATTGCACCTTTATCCGCAAAATCTTTTCTAAACAATGGATTCAAAATAGGAATACAAACAGAGGTAGTATCTGTATATCCATTAAAAGGCTTCAAATCATCGGAAAACTCTTTTTGCCATTCTGCATACGAGAAGTCATAGCACTTTCTCATTTGCTTATAACGAGCCTTTAACATATCTAATTGCTGAATACCCAACAATTCATCAGCAACTAATTTTGGAATATCATCCGACAAATGACAATCATTGCAGAAGACTGTTCTCATACACAATCACTTTGCGCTCTCCCAGTCTCAAAGAAAGCATTTTCTAAAATAGGGAAGGCGCAAGACTGTTATCAAATTCCGTCAATGGGTTCTGGACTACCTCTGCACCGAAAAATGAAAACAGCTCACGCCTTTGGCTGTATATCAACACATCAGTGCTATATATGCAAACCAAAGGGAGCATTCTTTCATATTCCTCAGTGCAGGTGAATTGTCCAGATTCATTGACAAGGAATAAGCTAAACGCTTCCTAAACTATGTCTGTCCCTCTTGGGACAATGCAAATATAGGAACTATTTAGCAAAAATGCTACTTCGTGAACTGCTCTTTTTCTATTTTCAATTCAAATTTACCTATTCTTATGGGGAAATCAAACTTTGATACTTTAATCTTTTATAGGCTGACATCGTAAAATAAGTAAATCTTTCAACATCTGTTAGTCCTCTCGTATTATATCTAAATGCAAATTCATCACAGTATTTATCCAAATGCTTTGGACTTACCTTATGATATATTCCTAATATTCCACGTTTCAAGTGTGACCAAAATCCCTCAATACTATTGGTATGGAATCCGTCTTTTACATATTCACCTGTACTATGTTCAACTACTTTATGAATATAATTTTTCGATATTCCAGTATAACCTTTCCATCCATCTGTTATAACGGTAGAACCTTCCTTGACTAAAGTATTGATTATCGTTTTCAAAACCTTTCCACCGGTATTTGGAACAACGGCTGTATAGGCCATTCCATTAGATAATAGACCTACTACGGGAGTCTTAACTTTAAGGCTTCTTCCTTGTGCATTCTTTACTCTACCTTTATTCTTACCACCGACATAGGTTTCATCAACTTGTGTCATATCATTAAATTGAACTACAAGCTTGTCTTTCAAATTATGTCTTATCCGTTCCAACATGAACCAAGCTGTTTTCTGTGTTACATCTATATCCTTAGATAATTGTATGCTACTTATTCCTTTCTTATGGGCTAAGAATATATACAATGCATAGAACCATTTCTTTAATGACACATGACTACCTTCAAACATTGTACCAATAGTAACCGTAAATCTTTTCTTACATCGTTTACATTTATATAGTCCTTTAAATTCTCCATTAGACTTTAACTTATAATGCTCTTTCGTTTGACAATTACAGTGTGGGCAAATCGGTTCTCCACGCCATTTAATATCTTCAAGAAATTCTCTACATGATTTTTCATCATAAAAGGATTTCATCAAATCAATAAATGACTTTACTTCTCGCATTTGTTTATTCTTCTTTATTATTTCTACAATATTGATTATTTCTGTTTCCAATTGACATGTTATTTTTATTATATAAATATAATAAAAATTCCTAACATATAAAACATAAGTAGTTAAAAATTAGACACTTAAATAAAACAATTGGGTATAATTATCATATACATATATCCTGTAATTATTGCTCATTTAAACATTAACCAAGTGCTTCCAATATGATACTTGGAACACTTGGTTTTTATCTGAGTATAATTATCATATATCTATATAAAAAAATAGAACCCGACTGCTCTGAACAATCGGGTTCCTACTTAAAAATTTTAGCTTATGATCAAAAAAATCAACTTTCTCGACACCAATGGAAGAATTATTGGTTTCGATCTTTACTTTTTAGGTATTCCTGTGTATAAAACCAATTTTAGAAAAACTAGGGTTTACACTTCGGAATAAGGTCATACTCATTAGTACTAGCATCTTCTAAATTTGCAATAAGAAATACTTTCTCATGCAAATTATCAGTTTTATCAAACCAAGTACATTTTACTTTATCCATATATGGAATTCCATTTTCCATATATGGATATTCAATTACTGTCATATCAGGTCCACCTGATTTTAGAGCTACTATTGCTCCAACTTTTAAATTTTCTTTTTTCATACGTTTTTATGCTTAAAAAGATATATGACAATAAATACACAAATCCAATCTCAAGTGTTATCTACTTAGGATTCTTTAACAAAATTCTTTGATTCACTTGAAAACGGGCATAAAAATAGGGAAACCCAAAAGATTTCCCTATTGAAATAAGATATAAACAGATAGAATTAAAATTAGTGCATTAAAGTATATAATTGGGTAAATTTTTTGTTCACATGAAAAAAAACTTTCCCAAAAGCTTTGTATTATTGATTTTCTATGTATCTTTGCATCGTTATTATTTCTCGGGGTATTAG